TAAGTGGGAGGGCGCGGCTAACTTTGCTTGCAATGACACTGAAGACATGAACCGCGAAATCTTTCTTAAGCCTTCAACACTTGTATTTGTGGAGGCGTACTAATGAGCACTTTAGTAACATTCAGAAAGTTTCCAGAGGGTGATGTGATAGCCTTGTTTCCTAAGTTGTTAGAAGGTCAGGACATCCACGGGAACCAGTTCATCTTATCTTATATGAACATCGGACAGCATGGGTCTGCAATAGATGATCTTGTTGATGATCTAAGCCCAGCGACAATTGATGAATACAGCGACCTAAAGGCTGAGTTGTTTGCAATTGGTTATGAGTTGGAGGTGCTGTCATGAGAGACCTAATCAATCGCTTATCAAATCCCGAGTTCTGGGCAGACTTTGCCCTACTGTCTGGCATCATTCTAACAGTTTTAGTTATTGTTTGGGGGTTTTCGTCATGAGTAACCCAGTAAAGAAAAGCACTCTTAATACAGACATACTTGATCAAATCTTGGTCATTCAGTGCTGGACTAGAGCTATTTTGCGTCAGCGTATCTCCGACACGCCAGAACAAGATGTAATGGATAAATGCCAGCGTCGAATTGATGATGCTAAAGAGGACATATTGCTCCTAGTTGCTGGAGGTGGCCAATGAGACTTTACTCCACACCAGCTGGCCAGTGGGCTGGCACTCAAGCCGATGCAAAAAAACTAGGGGCTTACAAAGAGGTTGACGTCCCAACAGTCAAAGCCGATCTATTGGCATTCTTAAATGAAAATCAGGTTGGCAGTGGTGTTCGTCAGTTGGATACACCTCCACCTGTAAAGCAACCCACAGCACCAGCGAAGCCCAGCGAACCAGCTGAACCTAGGCCAATGAAAGAGTTCTCATGGGACGAGTTCTGCACAATCAAGAACCACTTAGAAACGTGTAATCGTGAGACTGTCTTTAGGACAATGAACCTAGCAATTCGCCGATACTATGAATTGGACGGCGTAGAAGAGTGATTGCATCAGTTGACCCATCGTCGCGGCGTTGGGTCTTCTCATGCAATCACGCATGAAGCAAAAGAAGGAACAAAAAGAATGCACAAGTACACAAGAAAAACCCTTTGGCTAGATCAAGCCCCTGCTTTCAACTTCGAGTTAAATGAAATGCAAGTTCTGGAGAAGGCACTCGAGGTTGGCTTTGTCACCCCGACTGATGAAGTCAGCAAGAATGGCTACAAGATATATTTAAAGAATGAAAAGTATTTCGATGATCAAAAGACTGATGGGGAGCTAGGCGATGTTTAAGGGGGCAAACTATACTAAAAATAGGAGAGGGATTATCCAAGATTACTTTGGATATGATGCCGCAAAGGTTCTTGAGGTGAAGAGCAATGACGAAATTAAAGTCCTCTTTTATGACTTCAAGGTTCTGGGAGAAACATCCCCAACTAAAAGCATCATGTCTTTAGAGCATGATGGACTTTATCATTTCTTAGATACTTACAGTTTGCACAGTGTGGATGGTGTTGAAGAAATTGAGAGACCCAATAGAAAGGCGGTGGCGTAATGAACTTTCTACAACTTGTCCGAATGGACGCTAAACTGATCTGGGACGGCACTAAAGCACACCGAGAACGAAGCATTACGAAGGCTGAAAGGTTTGCGGCCTTCGAGGACTTCAACAGCCGTTGTATAACCGAATTTAAACCCAGTCATATTCATAGGTTTTTTGACCACCTCGCAGAGTCTGGGTTGTCGAATAATACGATCAACCACTATGGGGCTATGGTTGTGAAGGTGTTCTCTTGGGCTACTAATGAGGAGTATATAACTCACGTTCCCAAGTTCAAATATAGAAAAGTTAAGGGGAACAAACGCCCCTTGTATTTCACAACGTCTCAAATCGAGAGTATGATGCAGTTCTATAGGAACCATGAGGCTTACCAATTTATGGAGCACTATATGACCATAGGGATACAAACTGGAATGAGGATAGGTGAAATTAGAAAGATCAACCATGACACCCTATTTCTGGACGAAACTGGGGGGTATTCTGTATTTCTAGAGACCACTAAAAACGGGGACTCAAGGGAAGTACCACTGAACTCAATAGCCTTAAAATCGGTTCATGCGCTGGGCGTTGATATAGGGAAGCATTGGGACTCAAAAGCCTTTTATAAAGCATTTGGGCAGATGAGGGCGGCATTATTAGACAACGACTACAGGTACACGTTCCACACGACTCGCCACACTTGCGCGACCATTCTGGCAAATACAGTGGGTGAAAATGGGGAGTCAACCTTTAATACGGACATAATAGGCAAATTACTGGGTCATAAGGATCTGAATACTACCCGTAAGTATATAAAGACAAAGCAAACTACTCTGCGTACTATGGTCGGTACGTTAAGAAAAGAACAAGTTGTTGTAACGAGTCCAAAGGCTCAAATTGAGACACACCCACAAGCCACACAGGGAGATCTGTTTGGACTGGTCTCTGTACATTAAAGGGAAGAAACCAATGAGAAGATTTAAGGGAATAAAAGCCGCACAAAGAAAACTCGTCGATATACTTGCCTCAAGAGCGTATGACGACGGGAAATTAACACCTATGGGAGAGGCGCAACTCAACAACCTGATAATATTTTGTGCAGAGTACTACAGGCACAGGGACATTCAAGAACTGAATGATGCCGATTTTGAGCATTATCACAATATGCACCCTAATGAAGACGAGGTGTAATTTTATGGATGATTACAATAAAAAACTTAGCGATGCATTTAATTCAACTATGCACGAAGACGGCAGGGAAAAATGGGCAGACAAATACGAAAATGCAAAAGATGTTACCGAGCAAGCCCCTGAATATCAGCAACTTAAATCTGTTCTGGATGATGTCGCCAATGGTCTAGCAATAGACATTGAAGCGGCACGTCAGGGGAAAGGCCGTCGCCCTACTTGGTTGGGTGACTTGATGCATCTTTGCCCACGGCAATTAGCCCTTATTGGGTTGCAGAGTTGCTACAATTCAGTCCTCAAGGATAGCACTTTAAGCAACCTGACTCAAGAAATTGGGTCGCTTATTGATAACGAGTGTCTGGCACTTGAATTACTACAGGGCGCGGACGCTGAAGAAAACAAAAACAATAAACGCATAGTGCAGATGGTTACAAAGGCGAATAGTTCAGCCGATGTACGGCTCAAATCATTAAGAAATATAGCTACGAAAAACGGAACCAAATCAATTTACTTTGGGGTTTACAATAAAAAGGGCGATTACGTTATCCGTAAAAAGCGGCGGACAGCTAACGCCGCGCCAGTACTGTCGGCAATCTTTCAGTATTGCAATATATTCTTAAAGGATACGATTTACACAACGCCGCAGAATAGCATCACAAGACTGGCTTTCACTGAACAAGCACTAGAGCAATTGGAAAACTCACGGGAAATAATGCAGTGGTCGCAACCACTACTCAAGCCTATCATAATGGACTCACCGAACCCGTGGACAGGCTACCATACAGGGGCATATAAAGACTGGAGGCTAGCCCAAGAGGTTAAACTTGTTAGAGGGGCTTCTAACGATCAAATTGCCGCCTTAGAGCACAGCTTTAAGGATGGAACACCTGATCATTTCCGAGCACTCAATGCACTCCAAGAAAGTAGGTTCTGCATTAATGAAGACATGCTTGAGGTTGTCCAGTGGTGTTGGGAAACAAGGCAATCATTTGGAAAGTTTCCTAAACGTGATCTGCCTGACTTCCCGAGGTTGCCAGATGATCATGAGACAATGTGCAAAACCTTGAAAAAGGCGATCAAAGAGGATCAGCGCGAGTGGAGAAACACCCTGCGTAGAGTCAAAGGGGCTGAAGTGGTTATGACCCAAGACCTACAGACGGCTCACGAATTAGCCATACACGATTACTTTACAATTCCACACTGTACTGACTTCAGGGGTCGCTTTAACCCTATCCCCAATTTTAACTATATGCGTGATGATCATATTAAATCACTGTTTCAATTCCAACGTGGGCGCGTGGTCAAAGGTCAAAATATCAGGTGGTTAAAAATTCACATTGCAAACATGGGTGGCTTTGAAAAAATAGATAAAGCACCACTTGATGAGAGGGTTGCTTGGTTCGACCATAATGAGGGCTGGCTCATGGACTTAGCAAAAGATTACAAATCTGAACTGGGTCTATGGAAGAACGCTGACAAGCCGTTTCAATTCCTCGCCGCACTTTTAGAATATGCGAGGTTTCTCGTTGAGGGTGATGACTTTGTAAATTATGTTCCTATTTCCGTGGACGGCACTAATTCTGGGGTTCAGCACTATTCACTTTTGACACTTGGGAAGAAAGAAGGCCAACTAGTCAACCTAGTTCCACAGGATCACATGGCTGACCTATATAAAACTGTTGCTGATAAAGTCATTGTTAAGATGAATGAAGACAAGGCCACTGACGATAAGTTTGGAAAGAACGAAATCACCCGAAAAGAACTTGCACAAATCTGGCTTGAGTACGGCGTGGACAGGGGGCTTTTGAAGAGAGCATGTATGACATATGGTTATTCATCTGTCGTTAATGGTATGACTGGTCAATTCATGGAAGACGTTATGAAACCACTGCAACAAAAGGTTGCATATGGTGATATACCATCGCACCCAATCGGCCTGACAAACGATGACCGAAAGAAGGCCGCCAGATACTTGGCAGAGATCGCATATGATTGCATTGTGGAAACCTTACCAAAGGCGGCAGAGGCAATGAAATGGATACAAGCCTGTACAAATGTAATCTCGAAACAGAACAAGTTGATCAATTGGACATCGCCCAGCGGATTTAAGATTTACCATAACTACTTAAAGAGGGATCGGGTCGAAACAAAGATGTTTCTTTTTGATAAAACTGTAGGTGAACGGACAAGATCAAAAGTGTCTTTAAGCATTGATACTGGCAAAGTGGATGTACGCAAAAACTGTTCAAGTGTAGCGGCAAATTTTATCCATGCACTCGATGCCAGTGGTATGGCTAAAACCATATGCAAGCTACTCGATGAGGGCAAAACTCAAGACTTTTTTATGATACATGACTCATTCGCAATTTCGGGTGATGTAGACGATTTATACAAAGGTGTACGTGAGGCTCATATTGAAATGTATAACGGCGAATGCCTGATGTTGAAGTGGCAAGAAGAACTGAGACAACAATTGGACAACCCTACTGACTTTGAAAAAAGTGATGTCCCACCGATCCCAGAGAAAGGAGCACTTGTTCTAGCAGACATCATGAATAGCGAATTCTGCTTTAGTTAACCTTATGTCACCCTTTAGGAGCCCATGGGTCTTACTTCCTCCCTAAAGACACTATGGGCTTCATCCTCCCAAACTACAAAGGTCGCCCCTCGGGGTGGCCTTTTTTTATTCTAAGGAACTAAAGAATGGCTAAGATACAAAAGATTAACTTTCAGACTCCTATTGGTGTCGCTAAATATCCTCACCTACTAAAGCCCGACACGGCTTTTGATAGCGAAGGTAAATACAAGACTGAACTAATATTACCGTTGGCAGATGCAACGCCGTTGATGAAAATTATTAATGACGCCGCCAAAGAAGAACACGGGAAGTCCAATTACAGAGTGCCTTATGTAAAGGATGAAGAAACGGGTGAGGTTGCTTTTAAGTTTCAATCTAAATTCATGCCCGACTTCTATGATACTTCAGGTCAAGTAGTACCTCCGCAACAGTTACCAAAGATCGGTGGTGGTAGTCGTCTGAAACTCAAAGGCTTCCTGAATGTCTATAAAGTAAGTGGGTCAGCAGGGGTCGCTATCACACTCCAAGCCGTACAAATAGTCGAAGCAATGCAGGGCATGAATGGCACTGGTTTCGGTGCAATAGAGGGCGGTGGTTTTACAATAGACCCGAACCACAGCGATAACGATATGCCAGCTTATGACAAAGACAGCAAAGCACATAACGATTTTATGTTCAGCGATGAAAACAAAACGATGACCAATGAAGACGGCTCAAGGAATGAGGATGACTACAATTTCTAAAAGCAGGTTTAGAGGTATCAAAGAAGGCTACAGGTCTGGTCTTGAAGTGGACACTGCTGAAGAGTTTAGACGCCTCGGCATTCCGTTCACTTACGAAAGTCAGAAGCTGACCTATACGATCCCCAGTAGAACCGCCAAGTACACCCCCGACTTTATCCTCCCAAAGGTTGGAGGTGTATGGTTTTTGGAGACCAAAGGGCGCTGGGTTACGGCGGATCGTCAGAAGCATATTCTTCTAAAGAAGCAGTTGCCTCAACTCGATCTTAGATTTTTATTCAGCAATGCAAATGCAAAATTATATAAGGGGTCTAAGACTTCTTATGGTGACTTTTGCATAAAAAATGGGTTCGTATTTGCACACAAGCAGATACCAGACGAATGGATTGAGGAATGCCATCTAGGCATGAAGCAAGCCAGATAAAGAGAGCATGGGGCGGTCTTAGGATCGCCCCTTTTCTTTACAATAGGATTTCAAAATGAGCGAAGCAAAGCTAATGCTAGGCGATTGCCTAGAGGTTATGCGTGGCATACCCGATGAGTCTGTAGACATGGTTGTAACTGACCCACCCTACGGTATGAACTACTTGTCAAACCACGGGACTAAGCACAAGAAAATAAAAAATGATGATGTAGTTGACCCAAGTTTTCTACCTGAATGCATGAGGTTACTAAAGCAGGGCGGTGGGCTAATTAGCTTCACTAACTGGGCAAACTCATGTGAGTGGATGTACTGGATTGAACACCACGGGTTCACTGTAAAATCACAGGTAATATGGAACAGGCTCCATCATGGCATGGGCGACCTGAAAGGTGCATTTGCACCGATGCATGATGTGATCTGGTACGCAACCAAAGGCCGTCGAATATTTACAAACGGGCGTCCTAAAAGTGTCATCGACGTGAAGAGGCCAAGCCCCTCACAAGACCACGGACACCCTACATGCAAACCAGTCGAACTGATGGAGAAACTGATCTATTCGACTGACGATGGTTCTAATGGAATAATATTAGACCCCTTCATGGGAAGCGGTTCAACAGGGGTAGCCTGTAGGAACTTAGGCCGAGACTTTATCGGCATAGAGTTAGACGCGGACTACTACAAAATAGCAAAAAACAGAATTTAGCACAGGCCACCTTCGGGTGGTCTTTTTATTTTAGGGAAGTAACAAATGAATGAACAACAAGACGAGAGCACATTCGTCTCTCACGAACCATGTGATGCATGTGGTTCATCAGATGCTAACAGTTTATATAGCGACTCGCATATGTTTTGCTTCAGCTGTCAGAAGCACACCCCTGCTGAAGGTGACGTCCAGTTAAAGGCAAAGCCAAAGGCAGACATCAACCTACTAGGTGGTGATTACATGGAGTTGAGGTCGCGTAAGCTGACCGAGCAAACGTGTCGAAAGTTTGGCTATACAATATCAAAAAACCACAAAGGGGTTACTGTTCAGGTCGCCACCTATAAGGACGTGAACGGCAAGCCTGTAGCTCAAAAACTAAGGACTGCTAATAAAGAGTTTTCCGTCTTAGGTGATACAAAAGCAATGCCATTATTTGGTATGCATTTGTGGTCGTCTGGACGAAAGGTCGTGGTTTGCGAGGGTGAGCTAGATGCAATGAGTGTCTCCCAAGTGCAACAGCATAAATTTGCAACGATCAGCGTTCCCCAAGGGGCTCAGTCAGCTAAAAAGGCACTACTGAACCATATAGATTACTTGAATAAATTCACCGAGATTATCTTAATGTTCGATAGTGACTCAGCTGGCCAGAAAGCCGCCTTAGAGTGCGCTGAAGTCTTGCCCATCGGTAAGGTTAAGATTGCCACGTTACCCCACAAGGACGCCAACGAGTGCTTAGTGAAGGGCGACGCTGGATCAATCATCAACGCTATACACCAAGCCGCAGACTACAGGCCAGATGGTATCGTTTCTATGGCTGACATGAGAGAGGCTGTGGCAACACCTGATGCCGTTAGTTCCATGCAGTATCCCTACCCAAAATTGAATAGTATGCTTAAAGGAATTCGGCAGGGCATCGTGACAGTAGTGGCTGGAAGTGGCACTGGAAAGAGTACATTAATCCGAGAGATCGCGTACAACCTCCACTTATCAGGGACACGGGTTGGAATGCTAATGCTTGAAGAAAGCACCAAGCGAACTGCACAAGGTCTCGTAGGTCTTCATATCAATAGAAACATTGTTATTGATGAGGAAGCGGCTACAGCAGATGAGATCAAGACAGGCTTTGATGACTTACTTAAAGACGGTCAGATATACCTGTTCGACCACTTAGGTTCATTCGACATCGAAACAGTCTGTAACCGCATTCGCTACATGAAACATGCCCTCGGCTGTGACGTGGTGTTTTTAGACCATATTTCAATCTTGGTAAGTTCCTACGCGAGTGGGGCAGGTGATAACGAGAGGGTCTTGATTGACTCAATAATGCATACACTAGCCGTTCTATGTACCGAGCTAGACTTAGCATTAATACTTGTGTCCCACCTTAGACGCCCACAGTCAGAAAGGGGTCATGAAGGAGGTGACCGTGCGCAACTTTCACAACTTCGTGGAAGCCATAGCCTAGCACAACTAGCAACCGCATGTATTGCCATGAACGTCGATAGTGAAGACCCAACATCGGGCAAACGGGAACTTGTAGTGCTCAAGAACAGACACACGGGCTTCTTAGGCACAGCCGATACGCTTCAGTACAATCGGGACACTTCCCGACTTATGGCTGTCGGAGACAGCTTCGGCTTTTAAGCCAAACCAAATCAATAACATCAGTAAAGCAAAGGAACACGAATGCGTGGTTTATCAGAAACTTCTCGTGAAGCATACGCTCACGTAAATTTAACTAGAAATACCCGAATGGTCTTTGATGTCATTCAGGCGTCTGGGGGCAAAGGTTGCATAAGTGCACAAGTACAACTTGCACTCAAGCACATGCCATATGGCTCGATCACGAACCATTTCAAATGGCTAAAAGACGCTGGACTTATCGAGGTCATCGGTAAGCGAAAAAGTCCCTACGGACGCAACCAACAAATTTTTAAAGCAACAAAGCAATTAAATGCACAAGGGGAGCTATTCCGATGAAGACTACAGGAATCCATGAATACACAATGAATGAATATCAGGCTGATGCGGCTAAAACGATGATCTACAAGTGGAAGGTCATCTACCCAGCTTTAGGTCTAGCAAACGAGGCTGGCGAGGTATTGGGAAAAATCAAAAAGCTAATTCGTGATCAGGATGTAACCTTTGATGGCATGGACACAATCCCAGCGCAGAAGAAAGCTGAGATATGCGATGAGCTAGGTGACGTACTCTGGTATGTCGCGGCACTCTCAAAAGACATGGGTTTAACTCTAAATCAGGTAGCGGCGATGAACCACGAAAAGCTGGCATCTCGACAGAAACGTGGTGTCTTAAAGGGCTCTGGTGATAAGCGATGAGATGGGGCTTTGATATTGAAAGCAACGGACTGCTAGACACTATACATACTATATGGTGCATAGTTTTACGTGAGCTAGATACTGGCGAAGTCCGCACGTTTGAACGTGACCAGATCGAGGAAGCACTTGAACTTCTATCGAATGCTGATGAAATCGTAGGCCATAATATTCTTGGCTACGACATCCCAGCTATACAAATAGTCTATCCAAACTGGACAACCAAAGCCAAGATCACTGACACTTTAGTTCTATCTCGATTGATACATGGCGACCTGTTTAATGAGGACGCCGCCCGTGACTTTAGTGTGTCTAAGTTCCCTAAGAAATTATGGGGGAGTCACAGTCTAAAAGCATGGGGTCTCCGTCTGGGTGAGTTCAAGGATGACTACGATTTAGGCTTTGATGCGTTTAACGAGGTAATGATGACATATTGCATTCAGGACACTCAGGTAACTGACATGTTATACAAAATGTTGATGAAGTCTGAGCCTACTGAAATGTCTATAGACCTAGAGCATCGTATGTCTTCTATCTGCAATGAGATCGGTAACAACGGATGGACTTTTGATGAAAAGAAAGCTGGAGAGTTGTATGCCGAACTCGCACAGAAACGCTACACGATTGAGGAAGACTTAAAGGAACTGTTTAAACCTTGGGAAGTAACCGAGGACTTTTACCCAAAGTCAAACAATAAGACCCGTGGTTATGTGAAGGGTGAACTGTTTGTAAAGTCGAAGACAATACACTTTAATCCATCGTCACGTCAGCACATTCAAAAGTGTTTAGTGGATAAGTACAAGTGGAGGCCATCGGCGTATACCCCAAGTGGGCAAGCCATGATTAATGAGTCAATACTCAGTGCACTCCCGTATCCCGAAGCAAAGCGGCTTGCAGATTTCTTTCTTCTGCAAAAACGTATCGGTATGTTAGCCGAGGGTGCAGGGTCATGGCTGAAGAAACTCAGTCCTGATGGTAAGATACGGCACAGGTTAAATAGTAATTCCTGTGTTTCAGGACGCGCATCTGCGACATCCCCAAATCTGCAACAGGTGCCATCCGCAGGGTCATTGTATGGCAAAGAGTGTCGTGAGTTATTCACTGCGCCGAAAGGTTGGTACATCTGCGGCTCCGATCTTTCTGGGATCGAGTTGAGACTGCTGGCTTCCTACCTCCATCCTTACGATGGCGGTGAGTATGTCAAAGTTATTCTTGAAGGCGACATCCACTCGTACAATGCGAAAGCATTCGGAACATCACGCTCAGTAGCGAAAACGCTAATTTACAGCATTAATTATGGTGGAGGCGATGAGTTAGTTGGCAAGGTTGCTGGTGGGGGCAGGGCTTTAGGTAAGAAACTAAAGGACAAATTCTTCACAGAAGTCCCAGCATTCGCAACTCTAAATAAGAACTTAGAGACTGCATCTAAGCGTGGCTACATCAAAGCAATTGATGGTCGCAAGCTGGCAATACGGGGCAACTCAAGCCATCGGTGTCTTTCACAATTACTCCAGTCAGCTGGTGCAATCGTGGCGAAACACTGGGTCATGAAAACCTACGACACAATCAAACAAAAACATGGCGACGACGCCTTCATAATGGGCTGGATACACGATGAAATTCAGGTCGCCTGTAGAACTAAGGAGATAGCTAACGATGTCGGAAATATCGCTGGTAGAATGGCACAAAAAGCTGGAACTGCTCTCAACCTTAACATCCCCATCGCCGCAGAATATTCCGTGGGCGCAACTTGGGCTGACACACATTGAGAAGAGTGGTTACTTAGAAAACTTAATACTACTTTTTGTCATTATTGATCGTGCGTGGCGAAAGCCATTCACAGTCAAAAGTGACTTCTCAAGGGTAGGAGCACTTCACGTTGCGATAGCCGCAAGTGAGCATTTTATAACAACTCAAATCGACGAGGATAGTTGGGGGAAGCATTGGTATGTGACCCCTGATGGACAGGACATTCATGAAGAAATCAGTAACACACTTAAAGAAATCATTTTCAAAACCCACACTACTCATTGACGGGGATTTGTACCTTTTCAAAGCCGCAATTGCCTGTGAGAACGAAATCAGTTGGGGGGATGACATTTGGTCATTATCCACTGACCTAAAGGCCGCAAAGAAACTTTTCAAATCAACAATAGATGGCTTTAAAAAAGAGTTAGTTGTTGAGGATGTAATAGTTACAATCAGTGGCACTAAAAACTTTCGTAAGGACATCTTAGATACTTACAAAGGTGGTCGTAAGAAACTCCGAAAGCCAGTCGGATACAAAGCCCTCGTTGAATGGGCAATGGAAACCTACGACAGCGTATTGGTCGATTGTCTGGAAGCAGATGATGTCATGGGCATCATGGGCTCGATGCCAAACACTGAGGCCATCATTGTCAGCGATGACAAGGACATGAAGACAATCCCCTGTCGTCTATTTAGACCACAGGCGAATGAACGTCTGGTTATCA